TCTTTGACCTTCTGGAGACGGGCATTGGCTGTCGCATTGGAGATCTTTTCGCTCTCCAAGTCGGACATGATGCGCGCAACCTTTTTGTCGGCATCCTCTAAGGCTTTGGCGTATTCGGCCACTTTCACATTCACGCGGCCTTCCATTTCACGCTCTTTTGTCGAGAGTTCCTGTGTCCGGCGCGTGAATGCGTCATGGCGCTCACGCTGGCCCACGAACTGGGTCGCGACACGTTCGTTCTTGGAGAGAACCTTAGTCAGGTACTCTTTGTCTTCGCCTTCGAGCCCGAGTTCTTCGATGAGGGCATTGACGCGAGCTTGATCTACTGGCATTGGGCCTCCAGTCCGGGATGCGGGTTGTTCGGTAAGGAGTCCGATCCTGGGTTGTTGGACGGGATAGGGTTAAGTGGATGGAAGGCATGGAGTCCGAGGCTCATAGCATCGTCCTAGGAGCTGGCGGCTCCTGACCTCCCGGATTGGAAACGATCTTTTGCAGCAACGATCGCAAGCTCTCCCGGACCTTACGGACCTCGTCGGAGACCTGAGGGAATTGCTGCGAGAGAGCTACAATGGATTCTTCCGCTTGTCGAACGACCTGAACGGCCGAGGAGAGCTGTTGCTGAGGGTCGGCCGGACCTTGAGCCGGAGACATACCCTCACCTTCGTCTCCTCCTCCAGTCGCTAGAGAAGACTTTCCAGCCATACGAGACACGCCACCTTGCGGGGTATCTACGTCTGGTGATGGGGTTTCAATCCGGCTCATTGGGTTTGTACAGTGTTCCTAGCGTTTCCCACGTCCGCCTTTGATCCGGGTCGTCATGGGGGTTCGGATCTTGGCGGGACGGGAACCTCGCCGGAGTCCATTCTTTGACATGCCACGATTGGATCGTCTCATATTGAAATACCATGAAGCCGCTTCCGAGATGCGGAGGGCCATACGGCTCGTATCGACCCTCGAATGGGTTGTTAGCGTTTCTTACCGCGCTTACCGCGCTTCCGACCCCGTCGATCCGCTGTCTCGAATGTGCCGATCATGGGATTGTCCTTTCTCCGACACGTGAGTATCGGTACTTAGATTGGGTTAAAACCGACGCTCCATGAAGGTGTCTCAAAAAGCAAAAAGGCCACACAGACTATTTCTAGCTGCGTGGCCTCTTGTTGTTGCGCTCTGAGATCCTGGAGGGGAATGCCAGAGCACCTTGAGATGGGCCTTCAAAGGAATATCGATCTACCGCACCTAGAGAGATCGCATAGGGGGAGGAGAGATGTCAAGGGATTATTTTCAGCGGCCGGATTTCAAGAGAGACCGGACGGGACGAAATGAGGCGTCAGAGTCGTGGGATGGTGTTTGTTTTTCCTTCCATTCGAGTGATCCGGCTGGCGTGCCTTGAGAGAAATGGATGGTAAGCGAGCCTGTTCGCTTTTCGGTTCGGATCATCCGGAGAATGGATTCGAGTTCGGATGACGGATGGGAGTAAATGTGATGGGAAGGGCTGTTGCTGTTGCCATTACCGTTGCCGTTACCGTTGTTACCGGCGCCCACCGGCTTTACCTCGCTTGATGCCGGAGATGCGTTTGGTGTTGGGACGGCCTTGGCGTTTGGGACGCTTGGACCATGTTCCTTGATACGGGGCGCCGTCAAAGCTAAATTGGGATTGGGTCGGGCGCGGGGACTTAATGCGACGTTGACGTTTCATTTCTTCGACTCCCGAATGACCGATCGTCCGCCAGCATCTTTTGAGGCTAGGGACGGAGGTTGCTGGCCAGAGGGTTTGCGTCCTGGACGTCCTTGACCGCCGCCCATGGCATTGGCCATATGGGCTTCCATTTCCTTCTGAGCCAAAAAGAGTTCGAGTTCGGAGGAATATTCCTTTTCGAAGTCCGGAGATTTCGGGTCCATGTTTCGGGGCTTGGGTCCAAAGTTGTGAATATCCCAGACTTTGGCTTGAGTCCACCAAGAGAGCGGGAAGCCCGAACGCTGAAGCTGCAAGAACGCCATTTTGCGCGTCATGGAGTTCATCTCATGAAGCGAATACGGCTCGACGCGATAATGGAAATGGTTGGCATGACGTCTGGCGCGATCGAAATAGGACGAGTAGAGCGGAATATTCTGGTCGTCCTGAGGTACGAGAGATCCGGGATTCCAGTCGCCGTCACCGGAGACTAAGCCGTCCTCACCAAAGATCTGGAACCGTTTTCGTGCCGTCCACCATTGGAAACATAGGGGAATCCAAAAGTCGCCAAGCTGGGTGACACTGAATTCCATGTTTCGCGACTGGTCCTTGATGATGGGGCCGAGAGCTTCGAGGAGACGTTCGGCCGAATCTCCGGCTGGGAGTTGTCGGGCGCGCGTTAAAGCTGTTGCGTCCGCTACGCCCATCTGATGCGTAATGCGGGATTCATTGGCTGCAACGAACTCCATGGAGTTATTGGGGACGTTCAGGTACTCGACGGGGATCAGGGGTCGGAGCTGGTTTTCACCGCCAAGGGAGTAGTCTAGGCCGATGCGCTGGTTCGGGATGCGAAGGTTGAAGGTTTCGGCTAATGAGCGTGCCATGGTGTTGCGATCATAGCCTGTGGGAGGGGATAGGCGGACGTTGAGCGCGTCTACGATTGCCCTCAAGACTTCGATATTGGCTTTCTCCAGGAGCATTCCGGCTTTAGAGAGTGGAAAGCCAAGGAATAGCCAAGGCCAGTCGTCCGCCCTGAATTGGACTATGGGGACTCTGCCATGCCATCCATGATTGACTTGTAATGTGGGGTCCGGATTCATGACGTCGGTATCGGTACTTATCATCAGGCGCCGGTACGGATAGAACATGCAATCGGATGCTGTGGCTTGTTTATAGCGGACTTTGCCATCGGCGTCATGGCCGGTTTCGATCATCTGGCCGACATGCGGGACGATGTACTCCCAGGAGGTTCCGGGATCTCCCATATGGACGGGATGGTCGGTCCAATTGACAGATCGGTCATCGATGAAAATATAGTAGATATCCGTCATCGCCCACGGCATGGGCTCCCGTTCTTGAGCGGCGCCGGGGCCGAAGCGTTTTAGTACAGCGGAGGCAAATTTGACGGACTGAGCGACTACAGTTCCATGGTGACGTGATGCTTCGGAGGTTGGCCGGATCTTGTCGGCATAGTCCGGAAACATCCGAATTGCCTGATGGTAGGGCGTCGGGATGCGTAGCGCGACGGCATAAGCATTCTGGATGTTATGGTCGTAAGGTAAGCCTAAAGGTAGGACGTCAGTTGGGCCATGCTGACGGAGTTCGATTTCGCCACGTAGAAGACTGTAGTAGTCCGGATTGTAGCCCATGGAGCAATATCCGGTTCCCACACCTGTCGCCTGTTGCCATGCGCCTCGAATGACACGATCGGCAAAGGTTTTGCCTTGCCAGTGCATGTAGGATTTATTCAGGACGATGGCATGGTCGCGGAACTCTTGGGCTTCGGTCTGTATCGCTGGGATGATGCGGAGATTGGATTGGGCCGCATTGAGTTCCCTCAGGTTACGGACGGTAATGTCGGTCTTGACATTCGATAAGGACACATTGTTGGATTTGGCAAAGTCACCGTTGATGAGGTCTAGGCCGTCCTGAATGAATGGATGCGCGGCCTGAAGACGGAGATAGGACCGGCCTTGCGCGACCATTTCGCGCGCCCATGCGAATTGCTCGTCCGCTGAACAGGGATTGCCTTCCAGGTCGAATGGCGGCGGGGCGAGGTAGTAGGAGGGGGATTGGTTACGGCTCATCGGCGCCCTCGCTTGGAACTCTCAAGACGTTCGGCAATCTCCTGGAGCGACATCACCTGAGGACGTTTGGCATTGCCATCGACTATAGAGCGTTCGGATTCGCGATGCTCCAGGAGCCGGGAATGGAAGTTGGGATCGCCTGAGGCACGTTGACGGCGGACTCGATCGCGTTTGGCATCGGAAGCCTTACATGCCGCGTCAAAGAAAGCTCGGGCTCGTGGAGTGATGGGCGCCCAGCGGGTACGGACAATGCCTCGATCGTCCAGCTCTTGGACCCAATGGCCACCTTTGCGGATGGCATCTTCCATACGCTCTTTAGTGGCTTGACGGTTGGACTTGACGGCTTGGTCGAAATACTCA